AATTTTTATATATGGTTTTATTATTAGATAACTTAAAGTTATAACAAGACCAATATATTAGCAATATTTGACAAAATAGGTTATATCGTATATAATAATAAAAAATAGATAACTTGTGAAGGATAAACACTGGGTTCCTGAATTGGAGTAGGCTTCATTGCTTAGAATTCCTATGTGCCTGGGGTTATCTTTTTTTATGTTTCAAAATAGTATTCACTATATCAGGGTCATTCTTAATTGCTTCTACCACAAAATCAACCAGCTGATTAGAATATCTTCTACTGGAAACAAATTGAAAGCAATATCGTTCATCATTTTGTATATTGTAAAAATCCATTATTAACTTAAGTGCGTAATCATTAAACACAGTACTTCCCTTAGATGAAGTATAGTTAAAATCTATCTTCTTTATGTTAATTTGTTTATTAACTAAAGAAATAATACTTTTTCTTGATAATCTATATTTATCATTTGGATCTTGAAGTTTAGTAATTACTTTAGCAGGAACATCTGAACCTGAATCAACAGCATAGGTAAAATCTGCCTTTGATTTATCCTTTATTTGAACAAATTCATGCCGGATAGGTATAAATAAATCAGCTGATACACTATTACTCATAAGAAACTCTAACTCACTTTTATTTGTAATAAGACGCTCAGCCATTTCCTTAGAGTATTTACCTCTGATTTCATCATTGGTAAGAATATCTAAATTTAAAGACAATGTTAAAAAGTTCGGAGTTACATAATCCGCCATATCTATGTTATGAAACCTTTTTATTTGTTCACAGAAATTAATAACACAAGCATGAAAAAATGGAGCATACACAGCTTCGTAATCCTCTGTTATAAAATGAGTACTTATGTTCCTTAATTCAATAATTGTTTCTAAGTTTACCCTTAGAGGTTGTTTTTTATCTGTATAGATACGCTGTAATACATTTTCCAAAGAAAGTGTTCTTCTGGGAGAGTCAGAAAAATATATACTCTCACCTCTTTTCAATAATTCAGCTTTTAACATTAATTCCCATGCATTACATATAAAAAAGCTAAATCCTTCTATTCTATAGCGAATAGTTGGTTTATTATATATTTCTAATCCCATTATAAAGGCTTCAATACTTTTATCTATCAGTCTGTTTTTAATATCTTCCAAGCTTCCTCCTTAAATTTATTTATATACTGTAGCTATATCACATCGCTTTGGAAGGCAATTGCCTTATTTGAACCTGTAAACACGCTTTATTGGAAAGAGATATTTTTTAAATCACTTAAAACTTTTATTGGATACCTTTTTGTATTTACAAAAACATACGGTTTGTGTTTATAAGTACCATATTTGAATAAAATATTCTCATTTCCTCTTTTCTTAAATTCAAAAAAGCCTTGTTCTTGTGTAAAGTATAGGGGTGGATCATTAAAATATTTTAGTATGTCTTCGGGAGAAATAGGAGCAGATTGCATATTATCATGATAACCTGCACACTCTTTATTTGCTTTTGCTGTTATTGTAGTATCAATATGTGGAGCTGTACTTTCACTTTCATTACGCATTTTTTGACTAACCCTATATTGTTCTGCATTTGGAATATCAGTAAATTCTACTGTTTTATCAAAGTTATTCTTTACCACTTCTTTGATTTCATCAAGTGTTACCCTGAAAAATTCACGGCGTTGATTTACCATATTTAACTTTCTGTTTTCAAAAGCTCTATGTAAAGCTGCTTCCAATGCAGGTGCATTATCTGAAAATATCATTGCGTGTACATCAAAATTAAAGGGGACTGATGCACTTCCTAATTCGTCCACCCTGTCCATTGGTTCTAATCGTCTGGTCATACCTATCTTGTAAACATCATTTCCAAAAGCACCGATATTTGAAATAATATACACATATCCGGCTTTTATATTTGCTGCTCTATAATCCACATCGCTTAAAGCATGTTCTACATCAGATAAATGTTGTTTTATCTCAATTTCTTTTTGTAATAACTCTGCATTGTTTGGATCTGACTTGAGTTGTTGTTGAATTTTTTCAAAAGCAGTCTGGTAATGTGTTTGCTCTTTATCTAATTTCTTTCGTTCTTCTGCCAATTCTCTTTCTACTTTAGCCTGTTCTCTTTGCTCAGCTCTTGCAGCTTGAAGTTCTTCCTTTTCCTGCTGTTTCTTTAATTGATATTCAAATGCCAACCGAAGTTCTTTTGTTTTAGCATCAAGATAACATTGAGTAATGGATATTGACATTATACTGCCCAGTTTTGATATGGCTTCTGATGATTTATACATTCTATTTAGAGAAGCATCAAAGTTTGTATACTTGACTTTTGCAACCAAATCATCACATTCATTGTTAAATGCTCTAAGCAAAAGTTTTTGAGTATCTGAAACCATTTTTTTACCCTTTGTTGCACTTCCATTTACAGTCCAGCCCATATTTCCTGTAACTGCTGCATTATTTTTGATTAAATCCTTTTGCGTTTTACGGATTTTTGCAAGTTCTTCTTTATAATCCAAAGAAGAAGCAAAATCAAATTGTGGCTCATATAAACCAAACTCTTGAACTTGTATAGCCTCATCAATCCAAATTATATCAGCTCTTTTCTTATCAATGGTTTGGTTGATGGAATTCAGTTCTTGTTTTTTGACATTTACAGAATTTGACAGTTCATTATATTGTGAAGTAAGTTCTGTAATTTTCTGTTGCATGGAAAAGGCATTCTGCATCTCAGGAGATAATAGAGATTTCAATTGTTCATGCTCTTTCTGTAATTGTTCCAAATCTGCTTTATATTGTTTCCCTTTAAAATTATCAAAAAAACCCATTTTATCAAATCTCCCTAAAGTTCTACTTTTTCAATGACTCTTCCAACAGTTTGGATATCTTCTGTACCCTTTATCATCTTATACTTAGGATTATGAGATATCAGACCGTCTTCGCCATATTCTTTTATAAACAATTCATTACCTCTTGAAAATATTCCAATATCTCCAAAATTAAGTTCGGGAGTTTTTTGCACATATACCTTTTCACCATCGTAGTAGCTCGGCTCCATGCTATCACCACTTACAGATATAATAAAATCTGCGCCGTCACAGACAGGTGCTTTTATGCTTTCGATTTCTATATCAGTAAGAAAAGAAGTCAATCCGGCACTTGCACCACCTAAGATGTAAGGGTACTGACAAAGTGGTACTTCATAATTTGAAATATTTTCTTGTATTAAAGAAGTATTTTTACTCTTTTGTTTTTTGGAAATTTCTATTCTTTCGTATTCTTTGTCTATAACTAAAGATACAAGTTCTTTACCATGATTATCTAGTTCACGGTATTTAGCTATAATACTTTCAAATTCTGTAGACTTGGAAAATCCAAAAGACTCATCAATTGACGCATCATATAAATCACACAGGATGAATAGAGTGTCAGCGTCGGGCTGAGAGTACCCTGTTTCCCAATGTCCAATAATTTGTTGAGTTCTTCCGATTTTTTCAGCAACATCTTTTTGAGTCATACCTTTGCGATTTCTCAATTTTTTTAGTATAGTTCCTATTTCTTGTTTTGTCATCGTACATAACCTCCTAGGGTTAATATACCTTATTCACTTTCTAAAATCAATACAAAAACTCAAAAAATTAGTATTTTCATATTGACAACTCAAAAATATAGTGTTATTATCCAAATATACTCAAAAAATGAGTTAAAGAAAGGAGAAAAGATTTAATGGATATTAGAGATAATCTTAGAGAGTTTATAAAAGATAAAGGTTATTCACAAACTAAATTAGCAGCAAAGTCTAATCTATCAGGGGCACAATTATCTCAGATATTGCTTAAAAAACGAAAATTAGATGCTAATGAATTATTTGATTTATGCCATGCTATAGAGATTACGCCTTCTGAGCTAAGAAATTATATTCATATAAACAACTAAAAGGAGTGAAATGAAAAACCAAGCAAAGATAGAAAAAACAATAGATAACATTTGCGATTACATAATCGCAAAAACAAGCTTAATTCCTGAAATCAAAGAATACGAGCTTGATGAATTACCGAATATGATAAATGCCCTAGCAGACTTAATTAGGGCAGTAGATGGAAATTAAAAAATTACAACAGGAGGAACTATGAACATAACAGAAGTAATTAATAAATATACAGATAATGAAGAACTTAGGGCGGTACTCATTGAGTACTATACAAAAAATCCTTATAAGTATATGCATCACAGTCTTAGGCTTTTGGGTAGGCTTACAAGTGATGAAACTGAACAAATAGCGATAGTAAAACAAAGCCTTGATAATGGCTGGAGAGGTTTTTACAAAGTGGCTAATCTGTAAGGAGGTAAAAGCTTAATGACCATAGACGAAGCAGAGAAGATTTATAAGCTTAATCATGACTTTCAAAAGACAGTCATGGTAAGCAAAATCCCTGCATATATCTTGTTTATGCATTTCTTAAAAAGAGGGTTAATAAACAAGAAAGATCACATACAGTTTGCTTCAAAAAGCATGCAAAAGGGTATTAAAGCTGAGGAGCTGTTTCAAGAACTTGTTCCGAGAGCGGTAGATATAAATGCAAACTTTAGAATGAACAATCCGGCATACGACTTTGTGTATAACGGATTGACCATTGATATAAAGTACAGCTCAGTTCTTACAAAGGGTGATAAGGATTACTGGAATGTTAGAAATTCAAAAGCGGATATAATAGTGGCATTTTTGGAAAGTAGTAAGGGAAAAGAACTGAAAAATTCTTACATACTGTTTATCCCTACCGCAATAATGGGGGAACTTGGATGCATATACATAACAGAAAAGGGCAGTTATTTTAAGCACTTCCTTATCCCTAAAGACAAGCTGTCAGAAATGCTTACATATTATGCAACGCTAAAAGAAATGGATGTACTCAGTACAGCATTATAGAAAAAAGGAGAAATAAAAAATGAGTGAAATAAAGATATTAGAGCAAGTAGAGCATGAACAGAATGCATTTTATGACCCTAGCAAGGCTAATAATGGAGGTGGGTATCACCAACCTTATGAAGTAACGCTGTTTGAGTATGAGGGGCAAATATACAGATTTATATACTGTAGCACTTCTTGCGGCGATTTTGGAAGCAGGTATACAAAAACACTGTATCAAAATGGCAAAGAGTTGGCAGAGACAGAGGTGAATCAGGTAGATAGAAATGAAGTCTACAGATATGGCTTCCACTGGGATAACCCTTTACACCTAGAAATGTATAGAGCAGGTCTTTTAAGCCAATGGGATTTCTATGAAGAAGAGGAGGATGACGAGGAGTAATGCAGGTTGTAGGAAGTGTATTGGCAGTCATAGCAATGATGGCAGTAGCATTTTATATTGATGATAAAGAGTAGGGGGTGATCAAATGCCGAAATTGGCGCAGAGCAGAGAACAAAAGCAGGATGCCGAACTCAAAGGCATTCTTGGAAGAATACAGGCTACTTATAGCAAAACCGACAAGGAAATGGCAACTTTACTGGGATGTTCTGAAAAGACATACAGGAAAAGAAGTAGGCAGCCGAATACCTTTACTTTAATAGAACTTAGGCGGCTTAATAGTAAGGGTTGGCTGACAAATGAGGAAAAAATAAAGATATTTTAGGAGGAAGCTATGAAAGCAGAAATATTAAGAGTTGTCAAAAGAATACATACATATAAAGATTTATGCAACTTACTGCACCTTGCTTGTGAGCATAGAAACTTCAATATCGTAGGTATAGCCGGACTGATAGCAGAAGCCAATAATTTACATGTCGTAGATTGCACAGATGAATTAAAACCTAATGAATATCAGGATTATGCAAATAAATTTCTTAATATGCTTTATGAAAAGTACTCTGAGAAAACTAAAGAGTTCTTGCACGATTATCTTAATTTGAAAGGTAAATCTTTAAAGAAATAAGATGGGTATTAATATGAATTTTTAGAAGGAGGTTACTTATGTATATAGAGTCAGAATGTGTTGTTAATATATGCGCACCGGGTAGAAAACACATAAAAACAGAGGTGTGTGAGGAGGGAAAAAGAACTATATTTACTATAACCTTTGAGGCTGTAGAACCTAAAGAGTTACAGATACCTGATTTTATAGAAAGAAGAGGAATATAACTATGGCAGTGGCAAAGTGGGCAGGCAACATGAGACAGACCGGCATAGGCATTAGAGAGCTTAAGCAGCTTATTAAACTTGGTGACAGGTTTGACTACACTTATGGGAGCTTTAGTTCTGAAGATTTTACAGGTAGTTCAAAACCTAAACAGAAAACAGACAGAGTGGAAGTTATTAAACTGTATCCCGATCTGGTCAAGCTTAAAGTAATAAGAACAGGTAAGGAAATGATAGTAAGCTTCTCAGACGTATTGCTGTATAGCAATAAAAAGAGCTTACAGCCCTTTAAGGAAGATAAGCTGTAAGCCCAAATAAATAACCAAGGTGATTGTATCACAAAAGGAGCGGAATGAAAATATTAAAAATAAAACTTGAAAATTTTCAAGGTATAAAAAAATTAGAGTTTGATATACAAGGCAAGGATTGCTCTATATACGGAGATAATGGTACCGGTAAGAGTACCATATACAATGCATTTACATGGCTTATGTATGGGAAGCCTTCTACACAGGAGAAAAATTATACACCTAAGACTATAGGAAGTCATAAGCTTAATCATGTTGTTGAGATTACATTACAACTTGATACAGGGGCAGAAATGGTGTTAAAAAAAGATTTTCATGAAATCTACAAAACAGTAAGGGGCAGTGCTAATCCCATACTTTCAGGACATTCTACAGATTATGAGGTAGACGGAGTACCGGTCAATGAAACAGGATTTAAAAAGACTTTGTTGGAACTTTACAAAAGTGAAGAGCTTGCAAAGATGCTCACGGCATATGACTACTTTTTAGATAACATGAAAGCAACAGACAGAAGAAAAATACTTCTTGAGATATGTGGTGATGTAGACTTTGAAGATGTTATAGCTAAAACCCCTGAGCTTTCAGAGCTTAGTACGATGCTAATAAAAAAAGGGGATACCACGGAGTTATATACAGTTGATGAGTACAGACAGATTGCAGATAAGGAAAGGTCATTGACGGATAAAGAACTTAAAGGTATTCCGGGAAGAATAGATGAAGCACAAAAAGCAAAGCCGGACATCAATGAACTTATTCCTTCCGCTATAAATGAAAGAATACAAACTATAAAGGATGAGCAAAGAAAACTTGAACTTGAGCTTTCAGATAAAGAGAATGCTGCACTGTTATCAATACTTAATCAGATATCAGAAGTTGAAAGGAAAATATCAGTAGGAGAAACGGAACATATAAAAATTGAGAATGATAAGAATAAGCTTACTTTTACAAGAATAAATGACTTGCATAAACAGCTTTCAGATATAGATAAAGAAATACTGCATATATCCGCCTCTTACAATGAAAGTGAATACGATCTTAATCAAATCATGTCAAAAAGAGAGTCTTTGCTCGAAGAATATACAAAAGAAAATGATAAGGAATGGACAGGAGTAACAGTTTGCCCTACTTGTAAAAGAGAACTTCCGGAAGAACAAGTAGAGGAATCAAAGAAGATATTTAACATAGCAAAGGCTAAGCGTCTTGCCGACATTAATGAAAAGGGAAAAGTTGAGTGCAGTAAGGCATTGATAGAAAGTAAAAAAGAAGAAATAAAAGCTTACGAATCAAAACTTGAAGAACTTAAGGGCAAGAAAGAAGAGATATCACAGCTTATAAGTGAAGCAGAAAGTTCTTTAGTAGACATGACTCCATATAAGTCTACTCAAGGATATATGGAATTAAATAAAGAACTTGAAAGACTTAAATCAATGCAAAATGACATAAAGGCTGCATCAAATGTAACAGAAAATGCAATAAAGACTCAAATCAGCAAGCTAAATGAAGAACTTGAAAAAGAACAAGGTAAAAAAGCTCAGATAGAACTGGTTAAGAGGCAGGATCTGAGAATAAAAGAGCTTGAAGAAAAAGAAAAGGAGCTTGCAGGAAAGTATGAAGAGCTTAGCAAGGGTCTGTATCTTTGCGAACAGTTTATAAAAGCAAAAACAAGGTTGCTTGATGAGAAGATAAACAGCCGTTTCAAGACACTTAAGTTCAGGCTTTTCATTGAACAGCAAAATGGAGGTATAGCAGATGACTGTGAGGCATTAATACCTTGTCAGACCGGCTTAGTACCTTTTAAGAGTGCAAATAATGCAGCAAGAATTAATGCAGGTCTTGAACTTATAGATACACTTTCAGAGTATTATGGGGTTGAAATGCCGCTGTTTTTGGATAATGCAGAGTCAGTAACTAAGTTCAATAAAACAAAGACACAGCTTATCAAGCTGATCGTGTCTAAAAATGATAAGATTATAAATTTTGAAAGAGAGGATTAATATATGGCAACAAAGGAAAAAATAACAGAAGTAGCAACTCAGGAAGAACAAAAGTTACTTCCGGCAAATAATAGTGAACAGTTTACAAGTAAGGTTCTCAGAGAGTTTGGAAGTACAGCAGGAGCCATACAGGTGACGGATTATCAAAGACAGCTTATACAGGGTTACTTTATTGCTATAGACAGAGCATTAAAAGCAGCAGAAGAAAAGCGTCTGTATAAGAATACAAATAATTCAGATCATACTTATGATGATCCTAATCCGATCACATGGAATACTGTTGACCTGAATGCACTTGCACTTGATGTAGTTCATTATGCAAGGATGGGACTTGACATGATGCAGAACAATCATCTCAGTGCAATACCTTTTAAGAATAATAATAAGACCTGTAAATCGGGTACTAAGATGTATACAATAACCCTTATGCCGGGATATAACGGAATACAGTATATTGCACTTAAGTATGCTTTAGAAAAGCCAGTATCGGTAACTACAGAACTTGTATATAGCACAGACACATTTAAGCCGATAAAGCGTAGTCATGATAATAAGGTTGAAAGCTATGTGTTTGAAATAAATAATGCTTTTGACAGAGGAGAGATCATAGGCGGTTTCGGATATATAGAATATAAAGAACCTGAAAAAAACAAACTTGTAATAATGACCTTAAAAGATATCATGAAACGCAGACCTGAAAAGGCAGCCGGAGAGTTTTGGGGCGGTACAAAGACTGTTTGGGAGAAGGGTAAGAAAAAAGAGGTTGAAACAGAGGGATGGTTTGAAGAGATGTGCTTAAAAACTCTAAAAAGAGAGGTTTACAGTGCAAAGAATATGCCAAGAGATCCTAAAAAGATAGATGATGCATATCAACATATGAAGTTACAGGAGATAAGAATGGCAGAAATGGAAGCACAGGAGCTTATAGACTCTAACTCAGGTCAGATAGTGATAGATATAGAGAATGAGTCTATGACAGAGGTAAAAGAAGACACAAAGCCTGAAAAAATACCGGAAACAACGGATAGTATTGATAATCAACCGCAAGAGTCCGAAGGGACCGTAAGTAACTTACCTGAATTCTAATGATAATAAAACCTATAGCATCAGGCAGCAGCGGAAATGCATATTATATAAGTGACGGTAAAAACAGTTTGCTGCTTGATGCAGGTATACCTTTAGCAAGAATCCAAGCAGGTTGCGGTTATTGTGTATCAAAGTTAAGCGGTTGTCTTATTACACATGCTCATAGCGACCATATAAAATCGGCAAAGGATTTGGCTAAGCTAGGAGTAGATATTTATACAAGCCAAGGTACTATAGATATGGCAAAGTTAAGCGGACACCGTATCCATAAGATAAAAGCCTTGGAACAGTTTGAAACAGGTACTTTTACAATACTTCCTTTTGATGTGGAGCATGATGTACCTGAACCTTTGGGATTTTTAATATATAGTAAGGAAACTAAAGAAAAGCTTTTATATGTAACGGATACATATTATATACGCTATAGATTCAAAGGTCTTACTCATATTTTGATTGAAGCAAATTATGATCCGGATGTAATTGTAAATAATACAGGAAGTAATTATATAGATTCTTCAAGAGCAAAAAGAATAATAACTTCTCATATGAGTATAGATACAGCAATAAAGACACTAGATGCATTTGACCTCAGTACAGTGCAGCAGATATATCTTTTGCATTTAAGCAACAACAACAGCAATGCAGAGGCATTTAAGGAAAGAGTGCAGGCTGCAACCGGAAAAGAAGTTTATATATGCTGATAAGCATATCTCAATATGATGAGTAATAATATACAAGTTTAAGGGTATCTAAAATGGTGACCTTAAAAAGTTGTAATTAAGCTTTGAGGAGCCGGATAATCTCATTAAAACAGCACACTTTAACAGCAGGGTCGGATAAGCTGCTATAAAAGCCGAACTTATGAATATACTTTTGTGGAAGCAAACCACATTAAAAAATGCTGTAACTGTAGGCGTAGTATTTGCGTCATTTGGCTTACTTATATCACAGGGATATGTTACGAAAGGAAGCCATTATAGTCCGCTGTAATTGGATAAAGCAATTGCATACTTGGCTAGTCGGTCACTACTTACACAGATAAGCATACTTGCTAGTCCGGTCACTACAATTGCTCCAATACAAACGACAATCCATTAAGGAAGGTAACTGAATGGCAAGACCAAAAAAACAAGGCTTGCTTTACTTTTCCTTTGATACAGATTTTTTCTATTCGGATAGGCGTATAAAAGCCTTAAGGGCAAGGTTCGGAAATGACGGCATCGTCTTATATATATGGATATTATGCGAAGCATATAAAGATAAGGGATATTACTTGATTTATGACGATGATTGCATTGATAACATGATGACAGACCTTGGCTTAACCGAGGGGTTTATAAAGCAGATAATGGAATACTTGGCTAGTCGGTCACTACTTACACAGATAAGCACACTTGCTGGTCCGGTCACTACAATTACCTCACCCGGAATACAAAAAAGATATCAGGAAGCTATGAAAGGTCAAAAAAGAACCGTAGATGTTAAAGGTGAAATTTGGCTTTTAAGCAAAGAGGAAACGGCTTCTTTTATTAAAGTAACCCAAAATGAAGCAATTTCCGAGAAAAACCATAGTATTTCCGAGAAAAACCATAGTATTTCCGAGAAAAACCCCCTAAAAGAAAAGAAAGTAAAAGAAAGGAAAGTAAAGGAAAACAAAGTAAATAAAAATACTGGGGCAAAAGAGAAGATAGATTTATCTTATTTTTCTTATGATGAAAAACTGAATGAGGCTTTTTTAGAATATGCAAAAATGAGAGAGAAAATCAAAAAACCAATCTCGACACAACATACAGTAGATCTATTAGTTAAGAAATTAAAAGAATTATCTACAGTGAACGGACATATGGATAATGACAGAGCTATAGCGGTCCTTGATCAATCTATTATGAATAACTGGCAGGACTTATATGGATTAAAAAGTAATAGCAATAGCAGCAGGAGTTTTAATAACCAAGGAGGGGTCATAGACTGGGATAAAGTATGACAAGAGATGAAGTAAAAGAGATCATAATGATAATGACATATACCTATCCGAACTACAAGCCGACAGATATAACGGCTACAGTAGATACATGGACAGCAATACTTTCTTCTTATCAGTTTGAACACATAAGGGCTGCATTACATTCGTATATTTTAAGTGATACGAAAGGATTTGCCCCGACACCCGGGCAACTGATAGACAAAATACCGATAAAAAGCTTTGATATGACAGAAATGGAAGCGTGGGGAATGGTTAACAAGGCATTATCAAACTCAAGTTATCATGCAAAAGAAGAGTTTGACAAGCTTCCCTTAGTGGTACAAAAAACACTGGGAAGATTTGAAGTCTTACAAGAATGGGCAGGCATGGAAATCGATACAGTTCAGAGTGTAATACAGTCTAATTTTATAAGGAATTATAGAACTGTATTACAAAGAGAAAAGGAACGCAACAAGCTACCGACAAGGCTTAGGGAAATACTTGAGGCAGCAGGAGCAAAGATGACAGAGATAGGAACTACTATCAACAATAAAAATGGATTACTTAAAGATATAAGGGGGCAAAGCAATGATTAGTTTTACAATCAAAGGCAACCTTGCAGGACTCAATGAGCTTATTGCTGCTAACAGGTCATACAGAATAAAAGGCAATAAGCTCAAAAGAAACAATACAGATATAGTCAAGGCTGCAATATATGAAGCAGGTCTTAAGGGCTATAAATGTATAGAGCCGGTAAGAATCAACTTTTACTGGTATGAGAAGAATAAAAGAAGGGATAAAGACAACATAGCAAGTGCCAAGAAGTACATCCTTGATGCCATGCTTGAAACAGGGCTTATAAAAAATGACGGCTGGAAAAATGTGGCAGGATTTAAGGACCGTTTTGACATTGATAAAGATGAACCCAAAGTGGTGGTGTTGGTATTTGAAGCCACAGAGGAGGATTAATAACTTGAAAGCAATATTAAAATATCCCGGAGCTAAATGGAGAATTGCTGATTGGATAATAGAGAATATGCCCACACATCACAGTTATGTAGAGCCGTTTTTTGGAAGTGGTGCGGTATTTTTCAACAAGCAAGCGTCAAATATCGAAACAATTAACGATTTAGATGGAGAGGTAGTTAATTTCTTTGAAGTCATAAGAGATATGCCAGAGGAGTTGGCAGCTAAAATTCATATGACACCGTATGCAAGAGCAGTATATGAAGGTGTATATAAGCAGCCAGATATAACAACTATTTCAAAACTTGATAGAGCTTTGAGATTTTGTATAAAGATAAATATGTCCCATGGTTTCAGGTGTAATTCTAAAGTTGGTTGGAAAAATGATATCCAAGGAAGAGAAGCAGCGTATGCATTAAAGTCTTGGAATAAAATACCTGACCTTATCATGAAAGCTGCAGCAAGGCTTAAAGAAGTGCAGATTGAACAGCGGCCAGCAATAGAAGTCATACGGAGATTTAATAATCCTAAGTGTCTAATATATTGTGATCCGCCATACTTGTTAGAAACACGCAACAGCTCAAAACAGTATAATTTTGAGATGAGCAATAAAGACCATGAAGACTTGCTTAATACTGTACTTGAGAGCAAAAGTAAGATTATAATAAGCGGCTATGAGTCAGATCTATACAATGATGCGTTAAAAGGCTGGAGAAAAAAGACAGGTTTTAGTCTAACGCAAAGTATGAGGAAAGCAAAAGAAGTACTGTGGATGAATTATGATTGTGAAAAGCAATTAAAATTAAATATATTTTAGGAGGAAATATGGCTAAAAAGAAATTTGAACTTAACAGGAAGGAATACCTGAAGATAAAAAAGATGGATCATAATCAGATGCACTTGTGGGCTGAAAAAATCTATAGGAACGGCTTTGAAGATGGAGAAAAAGCAGCTGACAAAGGGGCATTGACATTCGAAGATGTTCATGATGCACTGGCAGACATAAAGGGGCTTGGAGAAAAAAGAATAAGTGCTATACATGAAGCTTTAGAAAAAAAGATGATGATAAAAACGAATAGAGAATTATATGAGATATAAATAATATGGGTAAAAAAAACGCTGATAACATCGTAGTTATTGAATAGGAGAAGAATGATGAACGAAGAGAAATTGAAATATGAATATGAGATGGATTGTGAAATGGATTTGATAGAGGAAACCCTTGATATCTTAGAAAAAATAGAGAATGCAGATAGCGTCTATTTATGCGTACGAGTATATAACAAAGATGACAAAAATTATGAGTTATCAGAGGTATTGGACTTAATGACAGCCACAGAAGCACAGGAAGAAGCACTATATATACTCATAAAAGATAAAGAGAGAAGAATGAGAATTGCGTGCAGAAGAGTACAAGAGGCTTGGAAGAAATTAAAAGAAATACAAGAATAGAATAGCAGAAAGGAGACGAGCTTGCCGGCGTAAAGATTAATCGGCTCCTTGGTTGAAAAATGAATAAAGAAAAGCAGATAAAGTGTGAGTTATATAATGACAATTTTCAGAACTACAAAAGATATGGAATACAGAAAGCACAACTTGTAATAGCTGATATACCTTACAACATAGGTAATAATTTCTATGGTTCAAATCCCATGTGGTATAAGGGTGGAGATAACAAGAACGGAGAAAGTAAACTTGCAGGAAAGGCAGCATTTAATACTGACTTTAATTTTAATATTGCTGAATACTTTCATTTTTGCAACAGATTGCTTAAGAAAGAACCTAAAGAACGAGGAAAAGCCCCATGCATGGTAGTATTTTGTTCATTTCAACAGATACAAACAGTAATAGAATACGCTAAAAAACATGGGTTTAAAAATCACATTCCGCTGGTGTTTGTAAAGAATTACAGTCCTCAAGTATTAAAAGCTAACATGAGAATATGCGGAGCTACTGAATATGGCTTAATCTTATATAGAGATAAATTACCTAAGTTTAACAACGAAGGTAAAATGATATTTAACTGGTTTGAGTGGAAGAGAGATAATGCTAAGCAATACCCCAAGATACATCCAGCACAAAAGCCTGTAAGCTTGCTAAAAAGGCTCATAGAAATATTCACAGATGAGGGGGATATAGTAATAGACCCTGTAGCCGGAAGTGGTACAACACTAAGAGCTGCAAGGGAGCTTAATAGAAATTCTTACGGCTTTGAAGTGTCTAAAGAATTCAGCAATAAAGCAAAAGAATTGATGCTTTTTGAAAATAAAGAACTAAAGAAAGGGGTGAATAAATGACCGCTAAAGAGTATCTCAGGCAGTTGAAGACGCTTGATAATATCATAAATGCTAAGCTTTTAGAAAAAGAGCGTATGAAGGCATTAGCTACTAAGGTTACAAGTAACTTAAAGGAGAGAGTACAAGGTGGTGGTTCAGATGGATTTGAAAGCGTATTAATAAAAATTTGTGAATTAGAGAAATTCATTGAGACGGATATTGATAAGCTTGTTGATTTGAGAGAGGAAGCAAGTGGGCTAATTGACAAGCTGAATAATAGCAATCACAAAGCAATATTGTCTATGTATTATGTGTCTAATGCTACATTTGAACAAATAGCTGAATACATGAATTATTCAGTGGCAGGTATTTTTAAGATACACGGATATGCATTGAGGGAGTTTGATACTATCTTTCAAAAAGACAAAGAGTGAAAAAAGTGAAAACGATTCTATGATATTATGTAAGTGGATTTTAAGGAAAATCCGCAGGACATAAAACCTCCTTACAGATATATCAATACTTCGGGCACAAAGAAGGCAGTCAGCAGGCTGTCTTTTTTGTTTGTAAAAAATAAGAAAGGAGCTGATGATATATGAAGTTGACATTAAAACAACAAAGATTTGCTGATGAATATATCATCAGCGGAAATGCTACAGAGGCAGCAATAAAAGCAGGTTACAGTAAGAAAACGGCTAACAGAATAGCAACTGAAAACCTGTCAAAACCTGTTATAAAATCCTATATTGATGAGCGATTAAAAGAATTATCAGACAAAAAGATTGCGGATCAGCACGAAGTACTTGCATACTTAACTTCAGTGTTAAGAGGCGAAACACAATCAGAAATTGTAGTAGTTGAGGGGGTAGGAGAGGGTGTAAGCAAAGCAAAGCCTATGCAGAAAGCACCTGACGAGAAAGAGAGGCTTAAAGCTGCGGAGCTTTTAGGAAAGCGTATGGGGCTGTTTAAAGAAAGAGTTGAGCTAAGCACAGATGAGCCTAGTAAAAAACTATCCGACATAATGGATCAGTTGGGAGGTGAGGGACTTGAAGAGTAGCTTCCCGCTTTCAGAAAAATATGTTGATTTCATAAATTCTACAAAAGGGGTTAATGCTGACTTCTTGGAAGGCACAACGGCATCAGGTAAAACCACTGTCGGTGCTGGAGTAAAGTTTATGAAGATGGTCAGTGCAAGTAAAAAGAAACTGCACATCATAGCAGCAAAGACTACCGGAGTTGCTGAGAAGAACATAATACAGCAGGATAATGGGATATTAGATATTCATAACAAAGCTGTTTACTACGGTAATGGTGACAAGGATAATAAGATACCACATATAAAATTTGAGGGTAAGATAATATATATTCTCGGATATGATAACAGGGATAAGTGGGAATTAGTGTTAGGTTCTCAATTCGGATGTGTGTACATTGATGAGATTAACACGGCTAATATTGAATTTGTCAGAGAGATATCAACAAGAAACGATTATCTAATTGCTACTTTAAACCCTGATAATCCTGATTTACCTGTATACAAAGAATTTGTAAATAGGTCAAGACCTTACAAAAAGTATGAGCAGAATGTGCCAAAAGAAATATTGGAAGAATTAAAAGAAAAACCGGTACCAGGATGGAAGTACTGGTTTTTCTCATTCAGAGACAATCTAAGCTTAACAGAAGAGCAGATTACTAAAAAGATAGAGTCAGCTCCTGCAGGAACTAAGTTATATAAAAACAAAATCCAAGGCTTAAGAGGTAAAGCTACTGGCTTGATATTCCCAAATTTTGACAGAAAAAAGCATGTGATAAGCATTGCTGAAGCTAAGAAGTACGAGTTTAGAAAGTTTAGTGCAGCATTGGATACAGCCTATTCCAGCAAGAGCCCTGACACCATAGCGATGGTATTTCAGGGGATTACGAAGTGTCGCAAGGTCATAACACTCAGTGAAAAGGTTTATAACAATGCAAATCTTGATACACCCTTAGCACCATCTGATACAGTGCGTAAGTTTATTAATTTCCTTGATAAGAATAAGGATAACTGGGGCACAGTAAGGGATGTGTTCATAGATAGTGCAGACCAAGCGACTATAACAGAACTGAATAAGTACAAGAGGCTGAACGGCTCAATATATAAATTCAACAATGCCTATAAAGCTATGAAGATTATAGACCGTATAAACCTTATGCTTGGATGGATACAGCAAGGTTCATACTTGGTATGTGAAGGCTGTACGGAGCATCTTAAAGAGCTTGATACATATAGCTGGAATGAAGATAAGGACGAGCCGGAAGATGCAAATGACCACACTATAAATGCAAGTCAGTATTCATGGATGCCTTATACATTACTTATAGGTTTCGAGGAGAAAGAGAGAGAAGATGAGGATAATGGAGACTATTAAAAAGAGTATAAGAAGCTGGCTTGATATACAGCCGGCAGATCCTTACAACATAAAGATAATAGACAGTATAGATTTTGAAACTAACGCTATCCGTAACAAGATATGGTACAGAGGGGATAGCAACGAACTTGAGCAGTTATATAGTCAGTTGCTTGAGCATGCTGATAGATACAAGTTCTGGGCATCAAAAAGTACTCCGGGGCAGGAGATAAGAAAAGTACATACAGGATTACCCGGATTAATAGTGAAAGTGCTAACCGATGTAGTGCTGAATGATTTAAATGACTTTGATTTTGAGTCGGATAAAGATAAAAATCTTTGGGCTGAAATGGATAAGGAAGAGCTATTTTTGGAGCAACTTAATACTGCACTTAGGGAAATGCTTTATATAGGCGATGGTGCTTGGAAGATAGTCATTGATACGGACTTCAGTCTTTATCCTATGTTTGAATGGGTGTCAGGCTTATATGTAGACTATAAATACCAATATGGTAGAGTAAAAGAGGTGGTTTTTAAGAGTACCTACAAAGAGAACCATAAAACCTATACTTTACATGAGATATATGGCTATGGATATATAAGTCATAAACTGTACTTAAATGATAAAGAAGTGCCGCTTAACAGTATTGAAGCTACAAAGAACATGATTGATTTAACTTTTGATAAAACTATACTCTTGGCAGTTCCTGCAAAGATATATTCAAGCAAGAAGTATCCAAATAGAGGCGGTTCAATCTTTGATGATGGAAAGCTTGATAATTTTGATGCGTTTGATGAGGCTTGGAGTCAGTGGATGGACGCTTTAAGAGCGGGCAGAGCAAAGACATACATTCCTGAAGGACTGCTGCCAAGAGATCCAAACACAGGAGCACTTATAAAGCCGAATGCTTTTGATAACAGGTATATAGCCACAGAAGCGAATATGTCAGAAAAAGCAGACAGTAAAATAAGCACTGAACAGCCGAACATACCTCATGACAGTTACTTAGCTTCGTATGTAACTGCCTTAGACCTTTGTTTGCAGGGCATTATAAGCCCAAGCACATTGGGTATTGATGTGAAGAAGCTTGATAATGCAGAGGCTCAAAGAGAAAAGGAAAAGGCGACACTGTACACGAGAGGTTCAATAGTAAAAGCTTTACAAAAGGTTCTGCCAAGAGTTATACAGGCTCATTTTGATGCATACAACATACTGAACAGGACTGCTTTGGGAGAAGTCAAGGTTGATGTGAACTTTGGAGAATATGCAAATCCAAGCTTTGAAAGTCAAGTTGAGACGGTATCCAAGGCTAAAACTGGAGGTATCATGAGTATAGAGGCATCTGTAGATGAGCTTTATGGGGATAGTAAGGATGATGATTGGAAGAAAGAAGAGGTTGCAAGGCTTAAAGCAGAACAAGGAATTGCTGAGCTTGAAGAGCCTGAGCTTAATATGAAGGGGGTACTGATAGATGATAGTGTCAATAATGAATCACCAATACCAAATGAGTCGCCTACAGTACAAGCAGATACTGAGAATGGCAGCGGAGCAAGTACCTAGCGGTGTATATGCGATAGAAAAGGCAGGGTATGCAGAGCTAAGGAATGATACAGTTTACAGCAAGACTAAGCTTAAAGAACTTATAAGGGGCTTTAAGCAGTCAGGATTTAAGGTATACAGCAATGGATTATGATGTAGGTGCTGCATTTGATAGAATAGAAACTGAACTTATCAACTCTATGATTCGGAATATGGATAGGCACAGAGCAGAAGAATTAAAAGAAGGCTATAACTGGGAAATGTGGCAAGCTTTGCAACTGAAACAGCTTGAAAGGTATAAAAGACTTAATGCTAAGAAGTATAAAGGGCAGTTTAAGGACATAAATAACAAGATCGAGTTGCTGATAAGGCAGGCTAACCGCAAGGGTTATATGTCTGAAGAGGTGAAAATACTTAATGCGATTAAAAAGGGCTTTTTTGCACAGAAATCAAGTGAAGCTTTAAATGGTGCTTTTTTTAGGGTCAATGAAAGGAAACTGGATGCACTTATACAGGCAACCGTAAAGGATATGGGCACAGCCGAAACCGCAATACTTAGAATGGCAAACGACCGGTACCGTAAAGCTATATTCAATGCTCAAGTTTATGCTAATACAGGAGCAGGCACCTATGAGAGGACTGTAGATATGGCTACAAAGGATATGCTTGCAGCAGGACTTAATTGTGTTCAGTATAAAAACGGCACAAGGCATACCTTAGCCAACTATGCAAGAATGGCTATAAGGACGGCTAATAAAAGGGCATATCTTCAAGGAGAGGGGGCAAAGCGTCAGGAATGGGGCATAAGTACGGTCATAGTCAATAAAAGAAGCGGTGCTTGTCCTTTATGTATGCCCTTTGTGGGCAAGGTGATGATTGATGATGTGTGGAGCGGAGGAAAGCCAACAGACGGACCTTATATGCTGTTAAGTTCTGCTATGGAAGCGGGGTTCTATCATCCAAATTGTAAAGATAGCCACAGTACTTATTTTCCTATGCTTGATGATAATCCCGAGGCTAGGTTTTCAAGAAAAGAGATTAAAAAGATTGAAGAAGACTACAGGCAAGAGCAGCTTATTAATTATGCTGACAGACAGGTAAAGAAGTATACAAGGCTTGCTGGGAATTCACTGGATGAGGGCAATGTATATAAATACGAGAGAAAATTAAATGAATGGAATCAAGTTGTTGTAAATCGTATTAAAAATGGTATAATAGATGATACAGAAGGTTCTTTCCTACCTATGGATTTGCAATTATTTGCTGAAAAAGATCTTAAAAATCAAAGTTCGAATTCATTGAGAAGATCTATAAGAAATTTTGAAAAGAGAATAGCAGAGCATGAGCATTATATCGAAAATCCAATCAGTCACTGTCCAGATTGGGAAACAAAAGACCCGAGGAGACAGCAAGGACTAATAAAGCATTGGCAAAAAGAAATCTCGAATTTCAAAGAGTCAATTCAAAATAGGATTGATGAATTAAAAGAAAGGGGAGAAGTATTATGACAAACCAAATTAGCGTTGAAGGAATTGGGTACATAGTTACAAGAATAGTTGAGAGAGCCAAAGAAGCAGCAGGTGAGGCAAAAGAAGACAAGACTGACAGCTTCAAGGACGGAAGAGCGTTGGCTTATTATGAAGTTTTAGATATTTTAAGAACTGAACTAGAAGCAAGAGATTTAGACTTAAAAGATGTCGGTCTTGGTTTTGATTTGGAAAAAGAATTATTGTAAATGAAAAATGAATTTGAAGATAAGGATGCTGAGCAATCGTATAAGGATTATTTAGATAGGCTATCTATGCCGGGGTGTCCTGTTAAATTAACACCTGAAGAAGTTGAAGAACTAAAAAAAGAAGGTCGTCTTAAAGCACTTTATGAAGTATAAGGTGCTTTTTTAATACACAGAAAGGGGTGATTACTATAAAAGTAAAGGTCATAAGTAACTTTTACGACTCTACAGCCGATAACATTCTAAGAAGTGCCGGAGATATATTAGAAGTTACAGAGGAAAGATTTAAGGTGCTTAATGAGTATAAAGTTGTAGAAAAAATAGAAACTAAGCAATCCAAGGACGCATAAGCGTTCTTTTTTAATGCCCAAACACGATAAGGCTTAAAAAGGTGCGTGGCAGGCGACACCTATGAAAACGGAAGTATTAAGTGGGACACACTAAAAATGGATTTAAAGGAGCAATAAATAATGGAAAATAATCAAAATAATAACCAGAACCAACCGCAAACATCTAACAGTCAGACTCAAAACCAAAGCACTGCAGCACAAAACAGTGCTACACCTGCTATAGATTATGACAAAATATATCAAATGCTAAGCGGTACCTTGGCAGCTAAAGAAGATACAGCCTTAAAAGCCTACTTTAAACAACAGGGGCTTAGTCAGGAAGAACTTGAGCAGGCTGTAACTACATTCAAGCAGCAAAAGGCGGCGAATCAACCGGATGTAACAGCTCTTAAGTCTGAGCTTGATACTTATAAGCAGCAGGCATTAAAAGCTGAAATAGAAAAAACAGCTTTATTTGAGGTATTAGGTTTAGGAGTTGATGTTAAAACTGCACCTTATGTGATTAAGATGGCTGACTTATCAAGTGTGTTAGGTCAGGATGGTAAGATAAATCAGGAAACAGTTAAAGCAGCGATATCAAAGGTTCTTGAGGATATACCGGGGTTAAAACCCTCACAGGTTCAAGCTGGCGGTTTTGTTCAGGTTGGCACAGGCACAACTGGAGACAATCAAACACAAGTTGATAATGCAGCTTTAAGAGCAGCATTCGGGCTTAAGTAGGAAAGGAATAAATTAAATGGCAGTTTATAATTACGCAGAAACTTTTACTTCCCTTTTGCAGGAAGTATACAAAAAAGAACTTTGCTCAGATGAGCTTACTCAAAGCAATCAAGGAGTAACATTTATCAATGCACAGACTATAAAGCTTCCAAGGATGAGTGTATCAGGTTATAAGGACCATACAAGAACCATAGGATTTAATGCAGGTACACTCAGTAATGATTGGGAGGCTAAGAAGCTTACCCATGACAGGGATATAGAGCTTTTTATAGATCCTATGGATATAGACGAGACAAACCTTACTTTGTCTGTAGCAAACATACAGCATACTTTTGAAACAGAGCAGGCAATACCGGAAAAGGACAGTTACAGGTTTTCAAAGCTTTTTTCAGAACTTACAACCTATTCCGGAAGAATAGATCATACAGTTATCACAGCGGCAAACTTCCTTGGAGCATTTGACGAGGAGATGTCAAGAATGGATGAGGCATCCGTTCCGGAAGAGGGCAGAATACTATATGTCACACCTGCTATGGCTAAGATAATCAAGGAGGCGGAAGGAATACAAAGAGTAATGTCCGTATCCGCACCAAATAAGATAGTCAGAACCGTACATTCTTTAGATGATGTACGGATAAAGAAAGTACCGTCATCAAGAATGAAGACTGTATATGATTTTACAGACGGATGTAAGCCGGGCAGTGCCGCAAAGCAGATTAATTTTATACTTATACATCCTTCTTGTGTGGTTGCAAGGGATAAGTACAGTTATATCAAGCTCTTTACTCCAGGAACAGACTCAAGAACCGCTGACGGCTACATCTATCAGAACAGAAACTATGGGGATTTGTTCCTGCTGGAAAAGAAAGTGGCAGGTTGTGCCATGAATACACAGGCATAGGAGGTGGAGTAAGTGAAGGCAATAAAAGATAATAAAGAGTATACTGTTACCAACGAGTCAAAGCAGCATTACATAGATACCGGCTTTGATATCGTTGATGAAAATGGTGAGATCATAGAGTATGGCAGAGGTAAAATGGTGAGTCTTGAGGAGCATAACCAAGCACTAGAAAGAATTAAAGAGCTTGAAGCTCAGCTTAAATCAAGTACAAAACAGGAAGATAAGTCTGAAAGAGAAGGTAAGAAGTAGCCATGGCTTATACAGGGTATGTTGATGAACAATTTTATAGAGATGTATATAAGGGTGTCAGCATACCCTCCGATGATATAGGCCGTATGCTGACACAGGCTTCAAGGCATATAGATTCACTTACCTTTAATCGTATTGTGGCTAAAGGATTTGATAACCTGACAGTGTTTCAGCAGGATATCATAAGAGAGGTTATTTGCAGACAGGCGGACTTTGAATATGAAAATGCCGATATTATAGATACAGTTTTGCAAGGATACAGCATAAACGGAGTATCAATGCAGTTTAACGGCAGTAGCTGGAATGTATATGCTGATAAAGGCGTGGCTATAAAAAAGGACTTATATAGCTTGCTAAGTCAAACAGGTTTGGCAAGCAGATTGGTGGGAGTATGAGATATCCGGTATTAGTAGATAAAAGGTTTTGTAAAACAGACATAAAGGTGATTTTGGAGAGGGAAGGGCTTAACAAGTACGGTGAGCCGTTTCCCTCTATTATTTTAAATCTTAAGTGTAATTATCAGGATAATGCAAAGACTGTATTAACGGCAGAAAAGAAGTTGATACAGTTATCCGGCAGTGCTTTGTTTGTTGGAGATATTTGTCCTGAACTTCCAGCACTTTCGGGTGGAAGTGTAGAAGTGTTAGGGGTAAAAAGAAGGATATTCCAAGGGGTTAAGGCTAGAAACCCTGACGGTACTGTTAATTATACAAGATTGGATTTGGTGTAAGAATGAGTGTTAATGTAAAAATGAACCATATAAGAATTAAACAGCTAAGTGAATCGGCTGTAAAAGCATTGGAAATGACTATGGAAGCTGTGCATACCGATATTGGGCAGGCTGAAACGGTACCAATGCGTACAGGTGCTCTATCGGGAGAACAATTTTTTACAGATTATGAGAATTCGGCAAAGGGGAAGGTCAGCTTGGTAAATAGTACTCCTTATGCAAGAAGGCTTTATTATCACCCAGAATATGATTTCAATAAAGCTTTTCATGCTAATGCTGGAGCAGACTGGTTTGAACCTTATCTTACAGGAGATAAAAAAGATTTTGCAAGAAAGGCATTCGCAAGGCTTTATAGGTCTATAGGAGGTACATAATGGTACTTTTATCAGATATTAGAGATTTTGTAGCCTCTTTGGGTTTTATTGAAGATGAGTATGTATATAGCGGAAAGCTTGAAGATAAAAAGGATAAGTCAATAGGGATATATAACAGAAAAGTAAATACCCCTAATGATATAGCTTTAGGCGGTTTGAAATTAAAAAGCTTTAGGATTAAGCAGATTTCAATACTTGTTCACTGGAATAAAAGCCAAAGGGATACAGAGAAAGCAGCAATAAAGCTTTTTAATCTATTGCAAAATCAAAGGGATTTCAGCATTGGGCAAGTAAAGGGTAAGTTCATACTAATGGGCATGGATGAGCCGCAAAGTGTAGATACAGATGATAACGGCATCTATGAATATGTCATATGGTGCGATATTTACTATGAAAGAGAGGAATAAGGAATGGCACAAACAGGAGTATATCCGGTTTATGAAAATCAGTTCAAAATAGGTGCTGAAAAGTCAAGTGCCACAACCATAGCTGATATGGAGACATTTTCAGTGTCTTTCAGTAATGGTGTGGAAAACTGGACACCTATGGAACATAAAGGATGGCAGAGGGCATTAATGACTGCAAAAGCTGTCACAATTACTATAAACGGTAAGAGAAACAAAGGGGATACAGGTAACGACTTCATAGCAAAGAAGGCATTTACTAACGGCAGAGACTCGGAAGGATATTTTTGCTGGATATTCCCGGACGGAACTACAGTTGAGTGGGATATGGCAGTATTTGATGTTAAGAATATGGGCGCAGGAGACTCAACAAATGTTGCACCGCTTGAGTTTGATGTTATAAGTAACGGCAAGCCTACGGTAACACCGTCAGTATAGGAGGAAGTAAATGAGTAAAACAATTGATATTACAGATAAACTGAGTTTTGAAGGTAATCCCAAACTTATCGTAAGAGATATAGAGATAGAAGTTAATACAGACGCTCCTACAGTACTTAAGTTTATGAAACTGATCAACGATGAAGAAAGTTCAGAATCATCGACCATGTTAAAGACCTATGAGTTGCTATTTTCAAAGGAAAATAGAGAAAAAATAGAGTCATTAAATCTTGATTTTAGTGACTTCATGATCGTTGTAAAGTCTGCTATGTCATTCATAAACGGAAATAGTGGCAAAGAGGGGGAAGAGTAGACCCCTATTATGATTTATTCGAGGACTACGATTTAATCGTGTCCTCTTTTTTATCACAATATGGGGTCAGATTAATGCATAAAGAGTTTAAAGATATGCAATGGGACGAATTTAAAGCCCTTTTAGCAGGTATATCTCCGGAAACAGCTTTAGGTAGAGTTGTGGCTATAAGAGCTGAAGATGATAAAAACATATTGAAAAACTTTACTCTGGAACAACACAGGATAAGAAATAATTGGAAAAAGAGGCAAGCACAGAGCAGGACAGATGGAGATATTAAGAATGTGCTGGACGGTTTTAAGGAAGCATTTATAGCAATGGCAAGGGGGTGATTAAATGGCGGGAAGCAGCGCTGGATCAATACAGCTTGATTTAGAACTTAACAGGTCAGGCTTTGACAAACAATTAAGCGGTATAGGTGATATGGCTAAAAAAGCTGGTCTTGCTATAGCTACAGCTTTTTCAGTAAAAGCCTTGGTTGATTTTGGTAAGTCATGTATAAACTTGGGTTCAGACCTTGCAGAAGTACAGAACATTGTGGATGTTACTTTTACATCCATGTCTGCACAGGTGGATAAGTTTGCAAAGGAAGCTGCCGTAAATCTGGGACTGTCTGAAACAATGGCTAAAAAGTATATTGGTACTATAGGAGCTATGTCTAAGTCCTTAGGCTTTTCTGAAAAGGCAGCATATGACATGAGTGAGGGAATTGCGTCTCTTGCCGGAGATGTGGCGTCTTTTTACAACATCTCACAGGATAGCGCTTTTGATAAGCTTCAGTCTATTTTTACCGGTACATTAATGCCTCTTCGTGAGTTTGGAATCAATATGTCCCAGGCTGCTTTGCAAGAATATGCATTAAGAAACGGAATTACAAAATCCATAGATGCTATGTCGGAGCAGGAAAAAGTAATGCTCAGATATAAATTTGTAATGGACGGACTTAAGGGTGCGCAAGGAGACTTTCTTAGGACATCTGACGGTTGGGCAAACCAGATCAGAGTATTAAAGCTACAGTTTGATTCTCTTAAAGCTACTATAGGGCAGGGTCTTATAAATGTATTATTGCCTGTAGTAAAAATGATAAATGGTCTTATAGGCAGAGTAATGTCTCTTGCTAACGCATTTAAGGCTTTTACAGATTTGCTTTCAGGAGGCAAGTCCTCGGCAAGTGCTAGTGTGTCTAAAGCAGCAGGCGATATGGGAAAGATGGAGCAAGCAGCAGGCGGAGCTGGAAAAGCTTTAGGAGGAGCAGGCGGAGCGGCTAAGAAAGCAGCTAAAGATATAGCAAGTGCTACAACCGGCATAGATGAGTTAAATATAATAAATAAGTCTGATTCGGGCGATGATGGTGGTTCAGGTGGCGGAGGCGGCTCAGGTGGCGGAGGTTCTGATTATGGTGCTGATGATTTCGATATGGGCGCACTTTCACAGGGCGAAGGCGTAGTTGATAGTTTCGGTGAAAAAATAAAGGGTCTTATAGCCTATATGAAAGAGTTGGCAGGGCTTTTCAAAGAAGGTTTTGCTATTGGTTTTGGTGATACATCTGTAATAAATGATATTCAGAATAAAATCAGAGGCATAGGAAAAAGCATACTTGATATATTCTCTAATACAGATGTGAAAAATAGTGCTGATAATTTCATGAAATCATTAGCATTAAATTTAGGAAAAAGCGTAGGTTCTATAGCTTCTATAGGAGCTACTATAGCATTAAATTTGCTAGGTGGTTTAGATAAGTATCTTGACCAAAATAAAGAGTTTATTCAGCAGCATCTTGTAAACATGCTTGATATAAGTGCCAGAAGCATGGATATATTTGGTAATTTCATGGTCGCTATTGCTGATATATTCACTGTCTTTAGGAGTGATCAAGCTCAGCAATTAACAGCAGATCTGTTAGGGATATTTGCAAATTCTTTCCTCGGTCTGAAAGAGCTATGTATGCAGGTTTCTGTAGACATACTTAACATAATAATAGCTCCGTTTATAAATAATGTAGACGGCATTAAATCAGCATTAAACAGCTTACTTGGTATAATTGGCACGGTTGTAGGGCAAATTAAAGAACTTGTAGATTATTTTTTTGCAGGACTTACAAATACATATAATGCCCATTTCAAACCCCTTGCAGACGCTTTAGCTAAAGGATTCACTGATATAGGTGCTAAAGGATTGGAAATGTATGATAAGTATCTTAGACCTGTATTAGAACAGATAGGTCCCAAATTTACAGAACTTTCAGAAACACATCTTAAACCTCTAATTGACAGATTTATGGAGTTTTTTGGAAAGGTAGCGGATGGTATAAAAGAGATTTGGGAAAAGGTATTGCAGCCATTCATAGAATGGTTTATTGCAAATGTAGCGCCACTTATAGGAGCGGGATTGAAAACAGTAATAGAAGTGTTTTTTGCTCTTGCAACCGCAGTTGCAGATGTTATGAGCGGAGTGCTAAAGGCATTAGGCGGACTCATTGATTTTATATCGGGTGTTTTTACAGGAGATTGGAAGAAGGCGTGGGAAGGCATAAAAACATTCTTTAGTGGTATATGGGATGCCATGAAAGCTATAGCAACAACTGTTTTAAATTTAATAAAAACCGTAATAGATAACAATTTAAAAACTATAAAATCAGTGTGGGATTCGGTATGGGGCGCTATAAAGTTATTTATTGAAGGCGTATGGAACGGCATTAAGTCCACAGTAACAAACAGTATTACAGCAGTAAAGACCGGAATAGATACAGCGCTTAATGCTATAAAGAGTGGTTGGGATACTACATGGAACAGCATAAAAACTACTACAGTGAATATCTGGAACGGTATATGGGGGGCTATAAAAGGTGTTATCAACATGATTATAGGCGGAATTGAAGGTATGGTTAACGGATGTATCAGTGCTATAAATTCGCTTGTTGAAGGGCTTAATGATTTAACAAGTGCCATTCCGGGTGGAGATTCAATATCAATACCTACAATGTCAAAAATCAGCTTGCCTAAGCTTGCTCAAGGCGGTTATGTAAGGGCAAACACGCCGCAACTTGCAATGATAGGCGATAACAAATATCAAGGTGAAGTCGTTGCTCCTGAAGGTAAGCTTTTAGATATGGCAAGATTAGCAGCTGATATGTCCTCTCAATCACGAGACAACCAAACCAATGAGAAAATACTAACGGCACTTGAAAAAATAGCGGATTTGATAGAAACATTAGACCTTACTGTAAATCTCGACAATAAAGAGATTGCAAGAAGTCAGAGAGAATATAGTAAGAGGTTAGGCTTTGACATGACTTAAGAAAGGAGAGAGTATGTCATTTTTAGTTATAAATAATACAAAAATACCCTCTCCGGATGTCGGAGCAAGTCTTGTAGTGGCTACAAATGTGGATGCCGGAAAGAACGCTAACGGTACTTTTGTGGGACAGAAGGTAGGAAGAGACCAATATAAGATTGATAATTTGCAGTGGTCAGTATTAACTGCTGCGGAATGGTCTTTAATACTTAATCTTTTCTCGGCTTTTAGGGTGACTTGTACATTCCCTGATGCAGTGAATAACAGGTTTATAACACTTGAAATGTATCCGGGAAACAGAAGTGCAACCCCTATACTTTTTGATGATGAAGGTATGCCTACCATGTATAAAAACTGTAAAGTGAATCTTATAGATTGCGGCGAGGTGTGATATGCAATTAGTAAGCAAGGAATACAAAGAGCAGATAAGAAAACCTTTAAGGAATCATTCTTTTATGACGGTTACAGTCGGAATAGTAAATCAGGAAGCGCAAGCCGGTGTATCGGTTGACAGCACTAAAGAATATGCTTATTTTGCAGAACTTAAGAAACCCTTTGATAATTATGATGTAACTATACCATATGCAGTTCTTGAAGAAAGATTTACAAAGGTGGACGACAGTATGTTTTTTATGCCGAGGGAAAACACGAGGTATTCCTATGTAAACCAAGGTATAGTTGTAAAGAATATAGGAGATGTCATAAGGCTTGTATTTCCTGCGGCATATGATATTAAAGGTTTAACTATAGATTTTTCCCATGTTTATCCTATGGATTTTGATATCGTTTCAAATGTAAATACAGTGCAGATAAGAGGTAATAATAAGCAGCTTTTTGTTACAGATGAAGTATTTAACCAGGTAACTTTCTTTGAGATAAAGCCATTAAGGATGCTATATGGTGAAAATAGGCTTAGAATTAATAGACTTACTATGGGGTTGGGAATATTCTTCAATAATACAAAGATTATATCCGCATCCAAAAAAGAGCATATCTCGCCAATAATGAAAGATTTGCACACTCTTGATTTTGATATCAAGATCAATAACAAAGATAGGGCGTTTGATATAGAAAACTCAAAAAGTTCAATTAACTTTATGGAGTTGGGTCAAGTAGTGAAAGTCACTTATGGGTATGAACTGGGCAGCGGACATATTGAGTGGGTAAATGGCTGTAAATTAAACTTGAAATCTTGGAGCGCTGACGATAAGACTCTTTCTCTTTCTGCTACAGATGTTTTCGATAACTTAAATGGCATATACAGAAAGGGTGTATATAGTCATACAGGTACATCTTTGTATGATTTAGCTATAGATGTACTAAAGGATGCCAAAGTAGATACCAGAGATTATTATATAGACAGCTACCTTAAGACAGTATTTATCAATAACCCCATACCGGCAATTGACCATAAATCTGCTTTACAGCTTATAGCCAATGCCGGGAGAAGTTTATTGTATCAAGACAGAACAGGAAAAATATGTATAAGAAGCAGCTTTTTACCGAAAATGAATGCTTCAGCTTCAGGAATTGATGAGGACTATTATTCAAAAGTTGCTGATATACTAAATGAAAATGAAAAACAGCACTATACAAGTTTGGCTAAGGGGTATAGTCAAGTTGATGATAGTGTTTTCTTTTTGCCAAGGAATATACAAGGTTCGACTTATTTGAATACAGGATATATAAGTAGAAGCATATCAAATCAAGACGGTACATTTGATAATAACCCCTCAGTAAGTATAACTATGGAAGCTGATCTATTGGTATTCGGATTAAGACTTTTCTTCCATGGGTATGCCCCTAAAGAATTAACTTTTAAAGCGTACAATGATGGTGAACTTAAAGATACTTATAAAGTTTATGGTTTAGATTTGGAAGCAGTTATACTCCATGAGTTTCCGCTTATGGACAGACTTGATATAGAGTTTAATAAAATACAAGCCTATAACCGTGTCGTGCTGGATAAGATCATATTCGGAGATGTAACAGATTATAGTTTTGAATATGAGAAAGAGCTTAAAACATATCCGGTAGGTACCTTGCTTGAAAAAACTAAGGTACTTAATACAATAAGAACAGTATATCAGCCAAGCACAGAGTCTATAAAAGAACTTGTAAAAGAAACTGTAGCAAGACAAGGAAAGTATGTATTTCAATTAAGCAATGCTTCATATGGCTTTGTAGTCAATCAAGGAGCAAATATTCTAAGAAGTTCAAGTTTTGAGATAGAGATTGAAGTACAGTTCGGTATGGAAGTTATTATATCGGGATATGAGTATGTTGTAGTCAAGCAATCAATAACAAAAGAGTTGAATGTCACAGGCAAAATGGCAAAGTGGGAAAATCCTCTTATATCATCTGTAAAACATGCTGAACTTATCAGCGATTGGGTAGCAGAATACTATAACAGCGATAGGGAATACAGCCTTACAGATAGAGGAGAACCAAGACTTGATGCAGGGGACTTAGCTTTTTTGGAAAATAAATATGTAGACGGAATGATAATAAAACTGGAAGATTATACACTTAATTTTAATGGTGCATTGTCAGGAAGTGCAAAGGCTAGGAGGGTGATGAAGTATGGCGTGGACAGAACCTAAAACAGATTGGGATAGGAATAGTAGGTTTGACAAGAATGACTTTAACAGGATTAAAAACAATCTTTACTATCTTAAAGAGTTAGCATATACACTGTATGAGGTTTTCGGATATACCGACCTTGGAGCGGATAGAAGTTATAGTGATTATGTGTATGCTGATGAGATAAATGAGATAGAAAACAATTTGCATAGAATTAGTGAGAGTACTCTCATGCTTGATATAGGTATAAAAAAAGAGTATTTTCCTAATCAAGCATTTATAAACTATGAAGAACTAAACAGGATAGAAAAAGCCGGTCTTAGACTGTATGAGCTGCTTATTGGGCAAGATACAGGCAAAAAAAGACTGGCTTTTACTTTAGGAGGTGCTGATTTTGGATAGATTGAAAACAGACTATAAAGACGATGTATTTACCGGACAAAGAAGATATAGAGAACTTGACAATGGAGATGGTACAAAAACATTTACAGATAATACAGTATACAGCCAAATAGGGGATAAGTTCGGAGCAAAGGACTTAAATACCATAACAAAGACATTGAATGCTCTACAAGAAGTAAGGTATGTATTACTGGATGTGAGTAAATGGAGTAATACAGCCCCTTATGTACAAGAAATTGATGTACCGGGGATATTGTCTACAGATACGCCGGTCATAGGATTACATTTGGCAGGTAATGAAAGTTCAGAAGCTGTAAGAGCGTTAAATAAACAGTTTTCAAAAGTGGATTTTGTTGAGACATTGGACGGAAAGATAAGAGTTAAGTGTTTTAACAAGAAGCCGGAGTTTTCATTCTACATAGCGCTAAAGGGGGTGTAAAAATAATGGCGATTTGCTTAATAAAAAAAGGGGGCGGAGGTATTCAATCAGAGGATACAACTGCTGTAAGGGCTGATGTATTGGTAGGTAAGACAGCACTTACAGCTGACAGTAATGATGAAGCGTTGGAAGGAACTATGCAGTTATTATCAGCAAATAGTGACATATCGTTGTCTGTTATGTTTGCCCATAACAGAACGGACAATTGGGGCGAGGGCGGTGCTATAGACAGTCCGAGCAAGGGTAGGGGTATCATCATATCTATGAGACCTGAAGACACCAAAAAGTATGCACTTGATAATAGCGTTGCATTTGTTTTTATGCCCGCACAAGACCTTAGAGCTGAAAATATAAGATCCGGTAAGACTATTGCTAAAGTACAAGGTGCAATACCTATATGGAATGTCGCAGGGTCGGGCTACTTGGACATGCTCTACGCATGGGCAGACCAAGGGCATGCTATTGATCACCCTATAGCTGGTCGTGGAGTGGTGTCTAAAATACCTAACGGGCACATTATAGAAGGTGCAAATTGGGTATTTCTAAAAGCCCCGACTCTTTTACCCGAAAATGTAAGACAAGGAATTGATATCTTAGGAATACAAGGTACATTGCCTGATTATTCGGCAGGTAGAGTGGCTTTTAACAATGCCACCTTTGACGGAACTTTATTGTCAGGGGTGGCGGTTAAAGATAAGGAAGTAAGGTTTGGAGAAATACCTAACGCTTTTGGAAATATAGCATTCAGTGCGGATCAATGGTTTACCACACAGTCGGATGCATGGTTTAAATATTTGGGTATAAGAGATGGGGGCTTGAGGTTTTCGGTTATTAACAGAAAGCCTGAAATTGTTCATGCACAACATAATAGAAATATAGCTGTTTTCTTTGATAGTTCTATAAATATGATACCTTTTAAGAAAATAAAAGTGGGTGCTAAGTTTTTAAGTGGACAGTTGCATAATTCAGGTGGAACTTCTGATAACCCTTCTGTTCGTATAGGATTGGTTATTGTTCCGACTAAAAATATAATGAAAAGAACGATGCAGGATTATTACACATATCAAGTGTCATCATCTCCGGCACCATATGTAGTAAAACATGTGTCTTTTTCGCTTGCTGGTAGTCAAATAAATACCCAGCTATGGGCTGAAATAGATGTATCAGATATGAATGAGCAATGTTATATATTTGCTTATGCTAATGCGAGTGCAGAGAAAACTGACTCAATAGCACAGGCAGAATGCGTAATAAATTATATAGAATTCATTAACTAGCACTTCATAGCGAGGTGCTTTTTTAGTGCAAAAATAACTAATAGAAAGGATTAAGTTATGCTGGTAGAGATTACAGGTAATAAAGACAAGGAGCAATTAACAACTACAAGTAGGATAGTAGCAGAAGTATTTGAGAAAAGGCATGATCATGTAATACGAGATATTGAAATTTTACAAAAAGATCTCCCCAATTTTGGGGAGATGTATATTTTAACTTCATATAAAGATAGTTATGAAAGAAAACAGAAAGAATATTTGGTTACAAGGGATGGTTTTTCATTACTTGCTATGGGATTCACAGGCGATAAGGCGCTTAAATTCAAATTAAATTTTATACAAGCTTTTAATGCTATGGAACAAGAGCTTAAAAGGTTATATACAGAACGCCAACAGTGGGTAATCGAAAGAGAAAAAGGCAAGCTTGTAAGGCATATTCTGACAGACACTATCAAAATGAAAGTAGCTGACAGCCCTAATAAAAAGTTCATGTATCCAAACTATACAAAACTTATATATAAGTTGCTATTTAATAAATCTTTTGCCGAACTTAAAGAGCAGTACGGGATTAAAGGCAAAGAGAGTCTTAGAGACTATCTTGCAAGTGAGGAGTTAAAGGAACTTGAGGATATGGAAATGCTTATATCTTCACTCATAGGATTAGGCTGGAGCTATGAACAGATTAAAAACTTTGTAACACAAGAACATACAAAAAGATTAGCAAGTTAAGAAAGGAGATATATGAAGGTAATATTTGACGAGCAGGGAAACATATACCATCAAATGATGGATATTGCCCCTGACCCAAGCGGAGCATTGAAGTTCGCAAAGGTAGATGTGCCGGTGGGTAAAACCTTGGTAAGGTTTGATGTAGATGGAGATAAAATCGAGCCGATATATATTGACCGTCCTTTAACGCAAGAGGAACAGTTAGCAAAAGAAATCGAGGAGTTAAAGATTAAGCAACAGACAACCGACTTAGCTCTAGTAGAGTTAAGTACAAATCTAATGTCTTAGGAAAGGAGTATATATGGATCATCTTTTCGAGATTATAGCAAATTTAATAATTGATGGCTTATATACTTTTAAACAGGTATTAGCGAAGTTCAAAGCAGGAGTTGCAAAAAAGTTAAAGGAAAAAGGCAGAGAAGATTTGGCAACTGATAGTGATGCGAAAAAGAAGGAGGATAAATAATATGCATTTTGATATTTTTAAGCCAGTTTTTGAGGTTATGAGGGGCAATACTTTATTTCAGCTTGTGATAATTATGATTGTTATGGATGTGATTTTCGGGAGTCTAAGAGCTACAAAAGACAAAGCTTTTAACTCAAGTGTAGGTATTGATGGGGGTATAAGAAAAGTAGGTATGTTGCTATCTCTTGTATGCTTAGTATTTGTAGATATCTTATGCCCGGTAAATTTGATTGGCTTTATACCGGAAACTATTAGGAGTTACATCCACTTACAAGACATTACAGTGATGGAGTTTTTTGCTTTACTATATATAGTATATGAAGTACTGTCAGTACTTAAAAATATGACCTTATCAGGATTACCGGTTCGCAGAATATGGATTACAGTAAAGGGCTTTCTAAAGAAGAATACAGGCGAATTTATAGAGATTGAGGATAAAGAGTAAAGAGGGCTTCGGCTCTCTTTTTCATTGAAAGAGAAAAGATTAGAGGTGTAGTATGATTAAAATAGGACAAGCAAGTAGAGATGAAAGAGGAAAGTATAGTGGCGGTATAGCAGGCGATCAGGATGGCAGAGAAGTAGCTATCAGAGAGTGGTACAATCGTCCATGGAATAAAGTCTTAAGGTGCAAAGACGCAGGCAAGGCTGAAAAGATAGCTACAGCAATGGAAGCTGCATGCAAAAATAATTATATAGGTTATGATCAAAATCAAAGACATACATTATATGAGCTTTGCAAAGCAAACGGATGGAAGATAGAAGATGTAAAAACACCTTGTGAGACTGACTGTAGTGCCTTAGTAGCAGTATGTGTTAATACAGCAGGGATAAGAATATCTGGAGACATTTACACAGGTAATGAATCTGCAGCGCTACTCAAGACGGGGGAATTTGAGCTTTTATCAGCTCCAAAATATCTGTTGTCTGATGAATACTTAAAGCGTGGTGACATACTTTTATATGAATTTCATCACACTGCAATAGCTCTGCAGGATGGAAGAAAAGCTGAAAAAGATAGGACAAATCCTGTTGAATATCCACTCGGTTGGAATAAAAATAAAGAAGGTAAGTGGTGGTATGCTGATACGCCAAATAGTTATATATCGGGTAAATGGGCATTTATAGATGGCAGATGGTATGTGTTTGACGGTTCGGGTTATTCAATCACCGGATGGTTTAAGCAAAGTGAAGACTGGTACTATCTTAATCAAGATGACGGTACCATGCTTTCAGGTCAATGGATACTTGATATCAATAAGAGCTATTATCTGTCTAAGAGCGGCATCATGGCTAAAAACTGTTATGTTAAATCAAAGGAAAAGGGTATTTATCACTGGCTTGGAGAAGATGGTGTATGGGATAGTAAGTTTGATACATATACGCCCAACTTGAAAGACTATGAGCTGGTAGAGTAATTTAATTATTATAAAATGTCAATAAAAAAGGCTTATCAACACTAAAGTGATAAGCCTTTTTTACTTTTTGTCCTGTCTTTTTGTATTTTTTAAAAAGGTATTTGCAATTAAAGCAATACCTCCACCACTCATAAGTGTACCACTTATTTGTCCGGCAATGTGTTGAGAGTAAAAACATAATGCAGCTCCAATACTAATAAGAAAAATACATAATGTAAAAGCACAAACAATACCCAATAAACTATCTCTTGAAGACAACTTAAGCTCTTGCTGTTCTATTGCAAAGCGATGTGAAGCTTGATTTTCAGCCATTGCGATTATTCTATTTGCTGATCCTTTTAATGTTTCTTCATAGCCTTTAAGGATATCAGGATGTGGTATGGGGCCTTGAAATGTCTCTATTAGCTGCTTTTGTTCAATAATAGTAGCAATTAATTTAGCTTCTTCAAGTTGCTGAATATTAATGTTAATATTATTCGTATCTTCTGGTTTTATGTCTGTATTCAATTGTTGCATTTCTGATGTCTCTTCCGACAT